AAGTCCTATTAAAAAACATATTTCCACAACTCCCAAAGTCCGTGTCTCTTTCGTCTTTTATAACCCCAACATGTCTTTGTATGAAGCTCTCGATTCCCTCAGCGTGAACTGAAATTACAGATTGAGACGATGGGATGCCACCTAACTCCTTTTCTGCTCTCGATAGTATATTTTTGTGTTTATCTGGTCTATTTATAGAAAAAGGCCTGTACCCCCTGTCTTTTAGATAATACAACAATCTAGGCTTGTTGTTTTCGACAAGTATTGGCATTCCATAGAAGTGTAAAGCCATTAGCACATCTTCATAAAATATCTCTGCTGTTGGAGGTCTAGATATGTATTCTAGGAAAAACATATTAGTCGGTGCGTCATCCATGTGAAATTTAGTCATCCCATGCAAAGATCCTTTCGAGCCTCCTCCACCTACTGTTCCTGATATATCATACGAGTCACATCCAAAAGAACCTATATGTGCATTACCAGGGTATTTGCGACCATTTCTTTCCTCTACGTTGTTCATCATCCCTTTGGAGGGTATCCAAGTTAGAAAAAACCTTCCCTTTGAGTCTGGTGCAAACAAAACTTCCGTGTCCCTCTGACCATTCTTCCAATAAAAGTTTCCTCTACTTACACTTGATTTGATGGCAAATGAATCATTATAATCTATCTGTTCGTATATTCTAGTTAGGTTAAATAGGGTGTTCTTTGATTCATCTCTAAAGGCATGTGACTCTGTACGAGGGAATTGACGGTAAAATTCATTCAAAGCATCTGGATCATTTTTGAGACTATCCACTTCGTTTTGCCAATATTGTAGTGCGCTTTGGTAAATGTCATCACCATTTATGCTGGTTATTGGTGTATCTGGTGTCTCTAAAACAGGCTGCCCATACTTATCTATAAACCCTTCCATGTTCCACTCCATAGGGATAAACAAGCTGTACATACCACTTTTTGTTTGGCCGTTTGAGTTGCGTGTTGTTGGATCAGAGTCGTAAAACAATTTCTTAAAATTATCTCCTCCTTTGTCCAAAGCGTTACTTGTTGAGCCCATCATACACTTACCGATAACTCGACTACCCAGCCTTAAACATGTTTTTGTAACCCTCCAATTATTTAGTATGTTATCAGGTTTTTCCCACTTACCACTTTCATCGTGAACAAGAAGTGCAAGTTTTTCACCATCGTAACTGTTGTCCCCAGTATTCTTCCAATCTATTGTAGTATCTAGTCCCTGTAAGTCACTGACAATGTTTGTGTTAGCTATTGATTTTCTTGTAAGTTTTGAGGCTGGAACTCTATAGGCTAACTCTGACTTCGGCCTATCCATACCATCTTGTATGGGTTTAAAAAAGAATGGATAGTTGACGGATATAGGCACAACCTTGTCTGTAAACATTTTCTTTGCATCAGCCCCTGTCTTTGACAATATTCCAAACCTAGCGTCTGATGTTATAGTGGCTTGATTGACAGTTTCTGCAGATGACATAAAAGAGAATCCAGATCGTCTGTTCTTTAAGTAACACATCCCATAACACCTAGCATCTGCTTTACACGCTTCCCAGAATATAAAAAATATTCTATTTGACTCCCTGTACTCAGGCTTACCTACATCAATTTTAGTCCATTGCAAGTACATGTAATGGCTACCTGTAATGTACGTTGTCGTTCCATTATTGTAAAACCAATAACCATTTTCTCTGTAGTTAAACTCTTTTTCGATATAGGGAACCCACGTTTCTTTAAAGTCACGTGGCATTTCATTCCATTGAAAGATTGTCTGTAATGGTCGTAGTTGTTTTGGGTACTCTGAGGCTTCCCAATACTGATCTTTCTTTTTAGATGACCTTTTGTGTATGTCAGCAGGTTTTTTTGGTAGAGCTATATTCAGGTGATTGATTCTGATAACATCCCCTACCGTGCCGTCTTTAGATATTACAACAGCATCTATATCAGGGTCATACCCATAACGGAACCCCTTCTTTTTGTTCGTGTCATCTAAGATCTTTTTTGGTATAAAGTCCTGTAGTACAACACCTAAATTATTTAGATCTTCGTTCCGCAAAGCCACCTGTTAAGTTAGTTTTCTCCTCCTCTGGGTTCTCTATCAAATTCTTTTCGTTTTCGATTCTATTAAGTATCTCGAACGCATCGAATATTGCTAGTTTTTTTGTAGCAGCAGCATTTTTTAACCTGTCTGCAGCAAGCTCATCATCTGGGTCTGGCTTTATGATTTCCTCTTCTGCAACTTTAATTAACTGGTTGACAGCTTCGTGCCCAGCCTTTATGATTCTTTCTTTTATTTTATTTACATCCTTCATAGCAAGGCGCATATATCGTTAGTTCTCATACGGTACAAAACAGTGTCATTTATAGTGAACTCATACTCACTGTTTTTAGTAAAGTTTACTTTATCTCCTGATTTTACACCAAGGTCGTTCAAGCCATCGTTATCGTATACAACAAAACCAGTGTTGAGCTCTGTACCCTCCTCATAAAGATAAGCATTTTCTTTCTCTATTGGCTGAACAAAACAATAATCCCCAACTGACTTCCACTCTCTTCCATTATTGTATAGATAAAACTGGTATTCATCTATGAAATACATGCCATCTTTGAAGTAGTTAGGCGATTTCTTTGCCCTTCCCTTCATGTCGTAGTATATCCTAAATATATTGTGATGTACGACTATTATGTCGCCTGACTTGACCTTTCTGCTTCTGCTCGGTGCATAAACAACTTCTGCCAGTCTATTTACATGCCTATGATCCTCGACTGTAGAATTCACTATAATCTTTTGCCCTGATATCTCCACCTCATTATTGTATTCGCCACCTAACGGCTTGATAATGAAGTAATAAGGAGATTTCATCCTAAAAGTTTATATTGTACTCAACAGATACAGGTATATTTTTATTAAACTCTTTCCAAAGAAAAACTTCGTTGTTCTTTTCTACATAAACACGAAAAGAGTTTTTGTCCTCATCAAAGTCAATGAGATGTATGGTATAAGCGCCATTCAAAACATCTTGGTTTACGATGTAATGCATGGCGCTGCCCTTGTAATCAGACCCTATGGATATTTTACGAATTTCCATTGCCTGGAGCACCCAAATGAAGCTCACCCGCTTCTAGGTCGATAGAGCCCTGTCCGTGCTCTTTCTCTAATTCATTTAACTTTCCTTGGAGTTGCTGACCAAGCTCAACCATTTTGTTTTGTAAAATGTGCTGCTGGGTTGCTAAAGCGCCAATATCAAGCTGTGTGTTGGATTGTTCTGTTCTGAGTTGTTTAAGTTCATTTACAACCTCATCACTAAGTTTAACCACTTCTGGTTTTTTACTTTTTGCCATTTTAATAAATTATATTTTTACAAATATACTAATTTTTTTTGCTCACCACGGAACGTCCTTCAACTCACATATAGCCGACAATGAATTTGAACAAGTTGAAGATAATGCCTCTTCAACATTCAACCAACTAAAAACAGTCTCTTCTGTTAAATCTTCGAATGCAGTAAAGCTTTCAGCATCTGGCAATCCTACGACACCTACATACTGCTCTCCATCTGTATAAGTAAAATATATCTTATTGACTACATTACTTAATCCATCTGAGTCTATTTTTACTTCGAGTTTATTTATTTCCATTTGTGTTGTCATAATATAATTATTCTGCAAATATACCCTAGAAAACCAATATGTTTTTTAAAGTATGCCTTTTATCTTAGGTTTTCTCCTGATCTAGGTATAACCAATATCCCGTTTGTTTTTAAATTATTGCTATAGTTATTAAGCAAAGTTGTTTTATGAGATTGTAATACGTCTTCTACCTCAGAAAATAAATCACATATAATTACGTCGTATTGTTTAGTGGTGCTATAATTCCATTCATCATTACATATTATGTTTATAGAATTATCTAACCACGTAACGTAGTCAACTATTTCCTGATGGTTTTCTACAACATCTATACTCGAAGGGTTTTTGTTTTCTTTAATATATTCCGGCAAAACACCGAATCCACCTAAACCTAAAATCAATATATCTTCCCATGTTGCATTATCAAACAAACCGTTTGAGAGGTTACCGCAATCCTGACATTCTCCAAGCATAGCTTTACCATGTATACCAACATTCATATTTTTTCGAAATGTACCTTGTTTATATGTAAACATGGATATATCTGTATACTCAAATGTAATATTACCATTATATGGTGGCTCAGCTTCATTTTCACTGTAGCTTGTTGCAATATTTTGTTTTTCTACTTTAAATATATCATTGTCTACCTCGGATATATTTGCTTCTAAAAAATATGGCTCTGATATTAAATCTTTCATAATTAAATTGCATCAAATTCTACATCAATTTCTTTTATTGAATAATTAACGCGTTTATACCCATTTGCGTCGATGACAACGGCATCTTTAATATGCTCTACTTCGTCTGCCATTACACCTCTAAACAATCCTTGGCCAACTTTAGAATCTTTATATTCAAACGAATATATATTCAATCCTTTTGGCGATAAACCTATCAAGTTAATATTTTTCTTAAGACTTCTGTCGGAAGGAAAACCGCCACTACATGTTACAACATGTGTTACAAGCCCCGACGACTGAGCTCTGATTGCGTGCGTTGGAAGAAAACCAGGGCCAAACGATCTCCACCCATAAGCAAATGTTGATGTGCCAGATGAGTTTGAGTACATATAACTTGAATAAGCTACAGGAACCCCAGATGAATTTAAATTGCTAAAATAACCAGCTGTAGAGGCTATAGCTGTGCATGCAGCCGATGAACTCGAAAGAGAAGCTCCACTGGTAACGTTTTTTTGAGTTAATGAAGACAGATCGTGATCGTACGCATAAAATTCACTCATAGAGTGTGGAGCTGTACCATCAGGTCTATCCGCAGATGCGTTTTGCGTGTTAATAGTATCATAAGTACCATCACTGATGTCTTCTAAGCTTGTTTGCCCTGAAGTATAGCCGTAAATATTAGCATTATAATCGTTATTTTCTATTTCGTCTCGTATTTTAGCTAAACTTATTGCACCCGAGCTAGGAACCGCCATTGATTATAGATTTAAGTTCGTTAATTTGCTTTTGCTGTTCCTGAACCGCACCGATCAATGTTGATACTAGGTGTTCGTAATCAACTTGCTTATACAGGGTTTCGTCATCATCTGAAAGCCTATTATTTTCTCTGACCACTTCAGGAACAATTTTTTCAACCTCCTGCGCTATAAGCCCTATCTCTTTCTTGCCGTCTCTCCCTCCGTCTTTCCAGCGATACTCAATAGGCTTTAACTTAAGTATTTTTTCTAAGTTACCTGTAGTAGGTTTTATATCAGTTTTAAGTCTTTTATCGGAAAAGCTGTAAAAAGCAACAACATCATTAGCGGCATATACAGCACCGGTACCTAATACTCTAAACCTTACGTTACCTGTACCTGTAGTGTTTTGTCCTATCTCAAATTTTTCATCTGTGTTGTTATTGTTACTGTCAATATTTATTCTTAAATGGTGATAAGAGTTTATAGTCAAATCATCTCCAGCAGAATCTCCATATGTAGATCTTATTGAGTGGTGAGTGTTTGTTCCGTAACTATCAGAATCCCAGGTAAAATATATACCACCCATTCTGTATATATTAGAATATTGACTATTTACAGATCTACCATAGAAATGTCCATTTGCTATAACATTTGTTGATACATCAGCACTGCCATTAACATATAATGCTTCTGTACTAGGAGATGTAACAGTTTCACCTTGACCAACAGATAATGACGTAGCAACCACTAATCTACCATTTGTAGTTAATGACATTGCCCCTTGTGCATCTGTGTGGCCGGTATCTCCCCACCACCAGCCTCTATCGGAATCATCGTTCATCTGGAATGACATAGCGTAGTCACCCAAGTGACCATAAGTAAATCCAGACTTCATACCTATCGTATAAGAACTACTGTTCCAAACTCTTAATTTATCTCTTGTTTGGCTTGAACTTCCGTCTATAAGACCAATATTATATCTTGTTGCAACAGCAAACAAATCACTAAATGTACCAGAGGTTATTTTAGAAGCGTTTAAATTAGGTATTCTAGCTGCGTCGAAAGTTCCTGATGTTATCTTGGAGGCGGCAAGATTAGGTATTCTTGCTGTGCTGAATGTACCGGAAGTTATTTCGGAGGCTGCATGGTTGTGTGAATATGTGTGATTATCAACATATGTTTTGTTAGCAGCATCTGTTCCAGCTGACACCGTGTCAATACCTTGAATTCTACCTGTACCACCTAAAACTATATCTCCTCCGCTAACATTTATATCACCATTAAAAGATACAGTATCGCTACTGTATGGATAAGAAAACACCTCTGTTCTGGTGCCATTGCTCATTCTATAAAAAGTAATATGATCAGCGGTTTCTCCACTTACAAACGCAGGAGAATTATCTCCATTGTAAGATATCCCACCTCCGTACGAATCGCTTTGCCCAACTTCCAGAGCACCAGTTCCTTGGTTATCACCATTTGCCCTAACTAGTGCTAAGCCTGAGTCATTACATTTTACAGACAACGTAGTAGAATTGCCAGCATCAACCGTTAAGTTTTGGTCAGAAATGGTTGTCCCTGATGTTATTCTAAGTCTAGCTGTTGATGAGCCCGCTCTGTTTAATTCTAAATTCTCGTCGTAGGATCTAATAACACCCGTATCAACGGTTAGTCCTTTATTAAAATAAAAGACAGGTCTATCTGTTGAAAAATGGGAGTATGATGAATTTTGCGCCCCTATATCAACGTACCCAGTATCTGTTTGCACTCTAAGGGAATTGTTACTCCCCTCTGTTAACCTTGTGTTGCCATCGTTTATATATATATCGCCACCATCCACTTCAATGTCGCCTGAAAAATATAATCTTCCACTTGTAGATGTTATTCTAAAGTCATAATCTGATGTGCCAGCATCAGCATCATGGAAATCAATATATTTACCAACCTCCATTACACCATTGCTTTGTACGGCAACACCTTTGCCCCACCAATCACCGCTACCGCCTACATCTAAATTTAATGTTGCTGCACCTGATGTAGCCCCACCACTTAAATAATCACCCGCTGTAACAGCTGTTATATCGCCGGTATTTGTGGTATATCCAGCACCATTCGTTAGCTGATTGTTGTTTGTTGGGATAGTAGTGCTATTAAACGCATTAGAACCAAGTGTTCTATAACCTACTTCATTGCCGCCATTCATTACTAATGCGGTAGTTTCTGTCATAGAAGAAATACCGTCTAATGTTAAATCGCTATCAAACGTTGCGGGATCGCCAAATGTAGATGTCCCATTAACTGTAATTGACGAGCTAAACGTTACGGGATCGCTAAATGTAGCCCCGCTGTTACCTATACTTAATCTTTGTGTTCCACCTGTTGTTACTGCAAAAGTATCAGCACCTGTAAATCCAAAAAACGTATCAGTGTCGCCCAGATGGAATATATCTTTTTGTATACCTATACTAGCTTCATTGTTTTGTCCTCCTGATTCTACAACAAATTTTGTTCTACCATAACCTGATGTTACCTCAAATATTTTTTGCCCATCTGGGATTTCATAGTTTTGATTTCGGTATCTTCCGTCTATAGTCACAACTCCCCTAGAAGAAGTGTTTTGATTACTTGCTGTAATATAAACTGCTCCGGCAGATGAAGCGTTACCTGCAAAATACATTGAGTTGGTATTAGACGAATTACCTGCGCTATTAGTACCAAAATTTGGACTAAAACTTATTTGCATTATAGCGGCCTCAGGAGAGTTACCTGCTCCAAAGCTGCTATCAGTGAGAGAATTGTTATCGTTTGCGTAAAACCAATAAATATCATGACTTGTCGTAGGCGGTGTAAAATAACCTAAAAATCCACGTATATTAGAAAAAGCAGAGCCAGCTCTCCAGTTATTATTAATATCTATAATAGCCGTTGAATTAGACGAACTATTGGCTACATTGTCATCTGTGCCTAATTTTAAAGTTCTTTCAGATATAACAACATTTCCATACCGACCACCGTCTCCATCTCCTAAAATAACACTTGTACCAGTAGTTACACCTGTGTCAGCAGTATTGTTGTTACGCCCAATTATAGTTGTGTGAGTGACATATGAGCTATCAATCGTATTATTTACGCCTATTACAGCTCTGCCGGCTACCTCTAAGTTTGTTAAAAACTTTTGATCTGGCATATTTTATTAAATTTATTATACTTGACTAATAAGAACTCTGTAATCACCATCTGTTACAGAGCTTGCAAACGATACTGTTACTGTATTCGTCGTAGGTCTTTGATTTTCTGTAAATACAGTTTCATATGTTGGAGAGCCTCCTGAGATATCAACTACCTGTACAAGTACATCTTTTGTGCCTAAGCTGTGTGTTACAGTATATGTATTTGTTGATTTGCTTACAGAGCTTTCTGTAGCATCTAAGTCAACTTTAAATGTTGTACCTCCTACTGATTGAAGAATTTCATATGTTCCCTGTGTATTGGTGACTGTCCACGCTGATTCGCTTTCGTCCCAGAATAAAGAAACATTTGTATCGTCACCTCTTTCAACCTCAATACCAGCATCAGTACCATTACCTGAGCCTGTAATATTGCTATTTAAAAGAATTATATTATCCTCAACCGTAACTGTCTCTGTGTTTAACGTAGTCGTTGTCCCTGAAACTGTTAAGTTACCTGTTATAACAATTGTGTCTCCTGAACTGGCTCCTATAGTTATGTTTTCGTTAACACCTGATCCGTTTGTTGACTCTAATGCTGCTAATGCGCTTAACAAGTTTGCATTACTGACGTCGTCCAATGTTGCGTTTCCTGCTAATGCTGTGCTTGATGTAGTGCCAAATCCTGGAAATGAAACTTTTGCGCTGTTTGCTGTAATTGCACTTGCTTGACTTGATGATATAGTTGTGGTGTTTCCAGCAAGAGCAGTTGTAGCAGTTGTCCCGAGCTGTAGTAATGCCGTGTCCCCCTCAAGTGCAGTTCCAGAGGTTGTCCCAAATCCTGGGAAACTTGTTTTCGCACTGTTGGCAGTGATAGCCGAAGCTTGTGATGAGCTTATTGTTGTGGTATTACCTTCTAAAGCTGTGCCTGCGCTTGTGCCAAATCCTGGGAAAGATGTCTTTGCAGAGTTCGCTGTAATCGCATTTGCCTGCGAAGTTGAAATAGTTGTAGTGTCGCCTTCTAAAGCAGTCCCAGATGTTGTTCCGAATCCAGGAAAAGATGTTTTAGCGCTGTTTGCAGTGATTGCATTTGCTTGAGAGGTTGTTATTGTAGTTGTGTTACCTGCTAGTGCCGTTGTAGAAGTTGTACCTAAAGTTAAACTAGATGTTCCAGCTCCAATAGTTGTACGGACAGCGGCCGCACTCGTATCGTCCAAGATTGTTTTTGCAAAATTACTAACTTCGCTGTCTTCTAGAAATTGACCGGTTGCCCAACTTTCAAAAGCAATGTTTTGCCAAGCTTGTGAGCCAACTCCACCATCAACATATATTTTAACTTTGTCATCAGATGTGTCAAAGTAAATAGCCCCCTCCAATTGAGATGGTGCAGTTCCAGTTAAATGAAGCTTTGCATTCTGCAGTTCATTGTTTGTAAGATCAATACTTTTAAAAAACTTAATAGCCATTTTGTTTTAGTTTAAAAATGCTCTGCCTGCAACCGCATAGCCAAGCGATATTGTTATGTTGTTTTTATCATTATACGTTACTTCTCCAAACCCATAGTCCCCTGTAGACAAAACAATATGCACAGCTGGAAACTTCCCTAAATTGTGTTCTATTGTCCATGTTTCTGATGCTTGATCCTGAAGATGCTCGTGATGTTTGTCTCCTAATGATGACACATCATACAACAGCAAAGATAATAAATAATCAGAGTCCACTTGCAATGTGCCGTTACCTCCAACAAAAGACAAAGAGATTGTATAAAACTCTGATCCTGGGCTAGTTATTTGACTAGTTTCCCACTTGAAAACACCAAACTTTGAAGGATCGTCAGCACTTTGAAGTAACACTTGGGAACCAACTAAAGCACCATAAAGCTCTGATACATTTTTATCAGACAAATCCTTCTGATGTATTTGTATATTCTGAACACCAGAAAAAAGAGGTGTAGCACCTGAGTCTGGGCTTAATGCAAATGTGCCAGATGATAATGAAGCTTGGTTTTTGAATTTATACCTTGTCCATGTGGAATCTATAGCCCCTGTGTCATTAAGAAACTCAGCAACCTTTTCAGCGGAAAAATTCTTAGTTATAGAGCCAGCAGCATCTGTGCCAATCCACTTATCTTTAGCTGTTACAACCAGATCAATGGGGTATGAACTTATTCTTGCCATTTATGGGTATATAATTATTGCAAAGATAAGATTTTAAAGAACGTGTTTATCGTCCTTGACCCCTGTACGCCTTCTTATATCCTGTTTGACCTCTTGATGCGTTTTTTGAGTGTACGCCAGGTCTACGGGTTTTATATTTCAATATAGGTGCGTTATATATCGCCTTTGCCATTTTTCTTACCTTTTTCCCAAGTTCTTCCAACAAAATATGCACCGTACACTGTAACGAGCAATGTTTGAAAAATAGGGATATATTCTTTTTGTATTTTAAACTCTCCAATGTTCCCATCGGTAAATGATAATAAGGTAAACATCGCCGTAAGAAATACCATAATAAGCGGTCTGATGTTTTTCGATAGGAACGAATCGCTTTGCATATCATACTTCCATCGTTCGGTTACCTGGCTCTGCGCATCCTGATCCGCTTTTTCTAATAACTCTTGGATCTTATGTTTGGCCGCAAGCCGCTCTTCATCTGTGGTCGTCACCTTATCGATAACATCACCTATATCTTTCACTAGGCCCCCAGTAATAAGTTGTAGTAATTTTTTCATATTTCTCTATATTGAACTTTTCCTCCGATTCTTTCAGCTCGCAAGCATCTTCCTCTATTTCTTTCCGGAGAAACATATGACACATGCACCCAGTCAGGGTTATTGTCATCACCAAACTCCCATATTAATTGATCGAAGTCTAGGTTTTCTTTTATTAAGTGGTACATTTCTTTGTTTGTTGCGTGACCGTATGCATCATCCAAATCTATAGCTCTACCCTCACAGTGCTGCGACAATCTACTTCCCCCAACAGCTGTATTAAGCTCAGGAACCCTTAAGAATGAGTTTATACGTATAGGCCCCCCAACCCACTTGCGTAGGGGTTCAAACACATTCTCAGCAACAACATGCATGTTAGCCAACTGGTATTCGTTAGGCTTGTTTTCTATACCTAATCTTTTTGCTGTTGTCGATCTTATTGCTTCGAAGTAACTAATGTGTTCACTAATTTTCTCCATCTAACAAAGACCGCAAAATATACACAATTCACACATAATTATAATCTAAAGTTTATACCTACAGAGGAGTTGTAAATCTCAGAATCCCAAAACCTTACGTATTCTCCTTCAATAAATATACCAAATCTTTTTGACAGTTTCATACCAAGCATCAATCCAGCTTGATAGTCCTCCCATTGCTTTCCACCTAAAAGGTCGTTATGACCTCCTTTACCCCAACTTTCCCTGTGGAGATAACTAAAATCTACGTTTCCTGACACGTACTCGTGATGTGGTAATATCCAGTTACCATACAAATGCATCCAAAAGTTTGGTGTGTAATGGTAGAAGTCAAACCCAACAATAGGAGCTATTTCAGCAAATGGATCTAATTCAGACCACTTTTCTTTATTAAATTTATTCATCAAGCCACCAAATACAGTGTCTCTAAAATCTTCATCAGTATACGCAACAATATCACCTCTACTGTTTGTCCATAAATAATTGAATATTTCTTGCGTAGATCCGTCTGGGTTATAGACTGTGGATGTGTAAGGAGCGTCCTGATATCCATACTGATATCCTAATGACCACCAAGGGTTTTTTGCGTTTCCATCTTCGTCTTGCTCATTTAGCCAGATCTCTATTGGATTATACCCATAAGCCTTAACGTGCGTTCTGTAAATTCCGCCAGCCGATATAGAGAATTTTTTACCGATAGGTAAGCGTAAACGAATCTCGCCAGATGTGTATTCAAAGTCCACATTTCCTTCCTCTCTTTGTTCAATTTTTGCAATATGATATTTACCTGTATGTCTTAAAAACAATCTGGAGTTTGTAAACTCTCTTCCTCTTTCCCTTTCCTTTTCAAAATGAATTAGATACTCAAAACCTTTTACGGCAGCAGTAGGCGACGATAAAGCTTTGTTGTTTTCTGTACCATCGTAATAGTTTTTAGATTTAATCTCGTAGTCAAACCTAGCTAACCTTCTGATTCCGAAAGAATATCTGTAGTCGTAGGGGTGGTACACCGTTTGGTCTATGACTTTTGGCACATCATAAAGATTGTCTGGGTTAGTCCTAACAAAATACTCTGGGTATAAAGGCTGTGTGGAGTTCTCAACATCCCCAGCTACATACAACGTTCCATACTTAAATATCTCATCATATATGCTTTTAAAAAATTGTGCTTGAATCTGGGTTGAAACAAGCATTATAATTGATAGCAGTAAGTGTTTTTTCATATCTAAAATTTGCTTTCTATGATTTCCTCAATTTTTTCCATGATGATCTGTTCACAATCATCTGGCAACTTAAGAGATATGCCGCTTTCTATTCTAGCAATCTCTTTTCCGTTATTGTACAACACAAGTGTTGGTATAAACTCAATGCCTTCTTTGACAAACTTATCTGTGTCATTCTCTATTCTAAAAGTATATGTATTATACTCCCTAAACTTTTTAAGAGATATTTCGTTTTCTTCTACAAATGAGGCGCTAAATTGTACTACTGATATGTTGTTTTTGTAATCCTGAGCTTGCAACGAAAAAGAAAGCATTGCTAATATTCCAGTAAATAAATAAGTTTTCATCTCTGGCTTATCTCATAGAGCCTTTCGTCTATTTTGTTGAGTTGCTCTTTTATCTCCTCCACATCTCCTTTTACTGAAGATAGGTCTGTGTCAATCTTTTCGATTGTGCTTCTGACAAGCTTGTCTTTGTATTCAAACTCAACAGATGTTACTGCTGGCTTAGGCTCATCCATAGCTAAAGCTATTTCAGATTTTAAAGTAAAATACATGGTAGCAAGGCTCACAGTAAAGCCGACAATCATGCCTAATGTCTTAAGATCGAGTGTTAGCTTAGTGTTTTCTGAAACCTGCTGTGCCATTTTATTTCTTTTTTGACTTATTTACAACGCTGACTAATTGGCTTACCGGAATGCTCTTTCCATTTCTTTCAACAATTGTACCCACTTGCTTAATTGGAAACCTGTCTCTAGCGTTTCCTGTGTAGTTTTCAACCTTTTGAGTATGCAATCTGTGAGTGCCAGAGAAAAAAACTGTATCAGTTTCGGTGTTGATTGGCCTGTCAAAAACCTTAGCTTTATTTAAAGCGTTGACTTTTGCTTGATATACTTTATTTTTTTTGTCTGTAAATGTTTTACTAAATCCGTAACCTGCCATTTTATTTCTTTTTTCCCCCACCTCTTGCTCGGTTTGCTTTTTGGCTTTCTAATACCAATCTACTCCCCTTGTGTGAACAGTCCATTTTGTCGCCTTTCTTTGACTTTTTATTTTTTTTGTTAAATGAATTACACTCGACTCTTTTGCGAACAGCTTCTTTTTTTTTCTGGGCTTTTGCGCTTGTCTTTCTGTGCTTTTTTCTAGCCTCAGGGTTATCCCTGTAATATTTAGCCGTTCTACTGAGCATTATTTATTGTATGGAAACATTCTGTTCAAACTATCTCTTCTCTCTGAGCACCCACATGGCTTGCCCATTTTCTTTGAAATAGTGTCAGCCACCTTCTTAATACCGGTAGCTTTTGTTATTCTTTCAATACTATCTCCTAATCCCCTGTCCATATTACAGTTATATATCTGCAAATTTACAAAAAAAACAAAGTGTTATTCTAAGCGCAGTTATTGTTGGATTTCTTTTTGGCTCTTGGGTTTTGTCCTGACCTAACAAAATTAACGGCCTCTACAGCATTCTCTGCTAAACCCTGGACATCACCTGATGCAATGTTGCCAGCAGCAGCTTTAGCAAGACTATATATCCCGCCCAGCGTCGTGCTCATCACATTGGCTTTCAGTTGGTTAACTTGTTTATTAAAATCCTTTACATCACCAAATATCTCAGAAACCTGGGTTTCACCACCTCTTAAATTTCTAATCTCTTGTCGTGCTGACCGACGGATTTCTTTTTTTTCTTCGCGCGTTTCTGCGTTTCTAATAGCAGACCTCCTGTTTCTTCTGACATTTCTTATATCTTGCCGTTTCTGCCTGTCGTTAGCCAAAGAAGGCATGAAAAGCACATCTTCCCCAATAAATTTTTTCTTTGCCATATTTTAGTATTTACCTCTTCTTGACTTTGGACTACTCTTCTTGCTGCCGCCTTTACCAGCCCATAAGGTCTTACAAGCCCAATAACGAGCTGTAAGCTTACTTTTAGCGGTTTTGCACTTGTGTCGTGCTTTGAACGATTTTCTGGCAGCGTCTGAATAGTTGTGGCCATATCCTTTTGCTCCAAAGTGGATTAGTTTTTCCTTTCCACCTTCGCATGCTTTGACCATTTTTTTCTTTCCAGCTCTGTCAGAAGGCCGAGGCTTGTTACAAGCCATTTTACTTTTATCTGCCATAATTATACGTCTTTAACCCACCTTATACTTTGCCACTTGTAATCATTTACATTAATAAACCTTCTTGCGTAATCGTACGCCACTGGATGACTTGCTGTTACTATCCCAACATCAATACTATGTTCCCAAGCACCTACATACGGATTTGCTGCTTCTTGATGCCAAAAGGCAGCATTGTTTGAAAAAAGAAAATGAGATACCTGATCACCAATAACACTACCATATGGATATATATTCATCCCACTTGAGGCCGCATGACTATAATTATAAAAATCTGACGGCCACCCTGAGTTTTGATCATCTGTAACCCAAGCTGTACATTCAGCACTATGGAGATTAGTATTTTTAGTGTCATCTAATAAGTCATCCCAATCTTGTCGTGTTGGCAGCCGGTAACCAGAAGGAGGCTGTAATATTCTTGCTGCAAACCCATTGTAGTACAAACCTCGACCACTGTTGTTAGAATCGAAATCCCAATAGCAGGCTGCAGGCACTGCATCGTCAATATAGCTTTCCAATTGAGCAGCGGTGGTAGCTAATACAATCGTTTGAGCGGAATAAGTATAAGAAGTATCATTAAGATCGCCTACTGTAATAGTCCATTGGTTCCCACTGTAATTAGGATTTGAAGGGCCGCTTGGCCCTGTTTGGCTGTATGTTAGATTCATTTCAGTTGTGCGGTCATTAAAATCTGCATCAAAAAAACTAATTATCCAATATTGGTCGTCATTTGCCAAAGCATTAGTATTTGATGTACAATCCCAATAACTAGGGAATCGCGCGCTACAAAACGCACCGTTGCGAATATTAGCTTGATTGCCCTGAAACTCCCACACTCCATCAAAAGTATTAGTGCCATCTGTAAGAGTGATTTTATATTTGTCACCAATATTTAAGCATCCACTACCTGAATAGTTTTGAGAAAAACCCGTTAAATCGAAAGATGTGAACACCACTGTATCTGTGTTCGAATAGGTTGCCTTATAGTTAGAAGCTGGTGTACCTTGTGACACCCCACTTGTGCTTAAGGCAAATGTGGTAGCACTTGCGGTTGTAGATGTTTCATTTTCTGTTGTCCAACACAAATCATCGACAATAGTAGTGTCAGGTCCGCAATTAGAGGGAGCTGGAGGCCACACAAGAGTCGATCCTTGGTATATTTTAGACACATCAGAATCACCGACTTTTATTTTTCCGCTTGCAATTTGTGTTCCTCCAATTCTAAAATCAGCCATTACACTATAATATACAATTTATTAGAGTCTGGTGAAGATATTGCATCATACTCTGTTTGAGTCAAAGATACTATCTCTGTAATCTGCGTTTGAGTTGGCGATGAAGATTTAACAAAATCATCATTAGCAACGAACCCTCCAGATGCGTGGCTGTATGCTAAAACTTTATCCTCGTCTGCAGACAATCTTGCTAGACCTGGTATTCTCAGGACGTCATTATCATTATTTCCAATTATAATCTCGTTGTCAGAGCTAAAGAATCTTGTTTTAGCCTGATATCCAATTACGATATTGTTGTTTCCAGTCGTTAAGTTTGTGCCTGTAGATTGCCATGCCGCTTCATGACCAATAACTGTGTTGTTGTATCCTGTTGTTATGTTACCACCAGAATCAACACCTATTGCAACGTTTCCATGACCTCTTGTTAGATCTGTAGAAGATCTAGAGCCAATAGCAATGTTGTTTTGACTATCTCCGGTTACTGACTTATCTATTGCGTTTAAAGCAAGAGTTCCCATTGCAATGTTATGATCACCAGGGTCTGGGCCTCCTAGAACACTATCTCCGATAGCGATATTATAGTCACAGTCTTTTAAGCCAGAAGAGGCTAATGTTTGCCTACCTAAAGTGGTGTTGTAAGATCCTGATCCTACATTCATTCCTGCAGTATCACCAACAAATGTATTGTAACTACCCGTAGTTGTGTTTCCACCTGCTGAACCACCTATATAAAACATTCCCTGACCCGATACTTGATTTGCACCTGCGCCGTGACCAATAGCAAAACCGCCAAAAAAGTTCGATGTTGAAATAGAATTAAATACTTGGTTACCAATAGCTATCAAACCACCCTGGTTATACGCCATTGTTGTAAGGTTATTGAGCTGGTTAAACCCAATACCAATCATATTATCGTTGGCGTTGCTGTTTGTCCAGGTTGCATGATCACCTAAGAATATCCACTTTTCTGTTGAGTTAGCTTGTCCATCTGTTAAGTCATTGAAAGAGCTAACGGAAGAGCCAGTTGGGCTAGTTGCAACAAACGCCCCTGATGAATTGCTGTATGTTAAAACCTTACCATCATCCGCTGCAGCGTTTGCTAAACCTGGGATTCTTAGCTTAGTCACATTCGTATCTCCAAGGGTAATTTCGTTCTGTGCAATACCAGAGCTAGGCTGAGCATTAAATCCTATAGTCGTTAGGTTTGATCCTGTTGTAATATTTTGCCCTGCATCAGATCCGACAGCTGTATTCTTAAATCCAGTTGTTATAAATTCTAAAGCCTCAAAACCTACCGCAACGTTGTCTGAACCGCTTGTTTGTGTTGTCAACGCTTTATGGCCGACACCGGTGTTTCTTATACCACCAGAAGTCTGTCTTAAAGATCTATATCCAACAGCTACACTACTGTGAGCTGCTTGTGCATTTAGCATACTTTCGTACCCAATAGCTGTGTTGTTAGCCCCAACAAGCCCGGTGTCTGACAGCGCATTCGAACCAATAGCAATAGACGAAGTTGTCGCATTTTTACCAGCACCCGTTCCTATAGCTACAACATCGTTAGCATTTGTATTTAAACCTGCTTGATATCCGACAGCAACAGATCTATCACCCGTTGTATATGTAAGACCTGCATCATACCCTACAAAGACGTTACTGTCTCCACTTGTTAAAGTATCACCTGCAGTTATACCTAAGACTGTGTTATATAATGCTTGTGTAGTAATTCCGGATGGATCGTTACCGACATAAAGTGACGCATATTCAACGTTAGCATCAGACAATCCTGTTAAACTAGTTGCACCACTTCCACTACCAGCTGTTCCATCTGCAGCAGCCGTTATACGTCCAAATGCATCAACAGTGATGTCCGCATTTGTGTAAGATCCTGCTGTTACACCTGAGTTCGCTAAGGATATTGCAGGTGTTGTTCCTCCTGATGAAACAATAGGCGCTGTACCTGTTACACTAGTAACGCCTGATGCAGCGGCCGCACTAAGCACACCATTGGTAGCAGTAATACCTGATCCCGCCATAGCTGTTGCAAGTAGTGCAATTGTTGTTTTTCTAGTGTTTCCACTGTCGCTTGCGTCTGCAAAAGCAATAGAGTCGTTTGCAACATCTATAACTACAGGTGATAATCCGTTTAGATTTAAATCTATACTTCCTGACGCTGTCACTGTTCCTGACAGTCCAGTGCCACCACTTACACTTGTGACCGTACCTGTATTTGTTGTATATCCTTGTGTAGTTACAAAGTCATAGATTTGATCGCCTGTTGCTAGGGCTGTTCCTGAATCTACAACTGCACCTGTGACAATTGTAAGTGCAGGTGTTGAGTTACCGCTTGCAACCGTAAGCTGACCTGTTGTGGCACTAGTGACGTTTGTAACTGTACCGCCTCCACCAGATACACCTTCAAGTTCACCAGTACCAGTGTTGTATTGTAATCCAGATCCCGCTATTCCTGCTAAAAATCCAGATAGTGCTTGCTTTTTTGGATTGTTTGAGTTGCTTGTATCAGTAAAGACCAAGAAGTCTTCTTTGACTGAAACCTCTGTACCTAGTGAGTTTAGGTCAAGATTTAAGCTTCCTGAAGCTGTTACGGTTCCAGAAATACCTGTTCCACCACTTACACTTGTTACTGTCCCTGTTCCTTTGCTATTAAAAGTTTGGAAATCAGATGCTGATAAATACCCATCTTGTGATGCGCTTGCTTGATTTATTCCAATTGTACCAGACGTTGTTACTGTTCCTGTCAGTGGTGCACTCGTAGCAACTGATGTTACTGTTCCTGAAGTATATGAACCTAAAGACCCATCCCCTAACACTACTTCCGATGAAGCCCCTCCCATGGAAACCGATAATGTTCCACTACCCGTGATTGGGCTTCCATTTACTGTAAAAGCTTGTATTGTTCCAAAACTTAGGCCAACTGACGTTACAGAACCACTTCCTGATCCCGTAGTCTCTAGTTGACCAGTTGTACTGTTCACTTGAAGACCTGATCCCGCAACACTTGTTAATAGCGAATTGACAGTTGTCTTCCTTGTTGCGTTAGCTGAGTTTACAAATGCAATAGAGTCTGTCAATATAGCAAGTGAGTCAACTGCAATGTCATTAAGATCTATCGCTAAGCTTCCTGTTGTTGTTACAGACCCAGATAAACCCGCACCTCCAAGAACACTTGTTACAGTACCTGTGTTTGTTGTATAGCCAGCCCCGTTTGTAAGCTGATTGTTATTTGTAGGGATTGTGGGTTTATTTTGAATAAACGCATCACTATTTGAATTTGACTCATTCCAGTTCGCTTTTACGTTTACTTCAGCTCCATCAGCAATACCAGCTAATTTTGTTTGGTCAGCAGATGGATAGCTAACCTTATTATTGAAGGTGTTCCAGTCATCGGACGAAAGAAAGCCATCTGTATTTGTTGATGCTTGTGCTATCCCTAAAGTCTCTCCATCGCCTATAGTACCTCCTGTTAAGGGTGATGATGCTGTAAAGGTCATTGAGCTGCCGCCCGAACCAGCCGTGCCATCAGATGCTGCAGTAATACGACCTTGTGCATCTACTGTGATATTTGCGTTTGTATAAACACCTGCTTGTACCGATGTGTCTGCTAAAGCTATCGTGCCGTTTTCTGTAATAGGCCCTCCTGTCAGACCTGTGCCAGTAGCGATATTAGTTACTGTACCTGCGTTTGATGTAAAAGATTGATTGGCTATATAAGTGAAAACATCTCCTGATGTTACAAGACCTGTTCCTCCATCAGATGGAGCTGCAGTCACTACAGTAATTTGTGGGTTTGTGGTAGTATTTGTAATTGTTAAATGGTTGGCATCTGCGGAAGTAACTGAAGTCACTGTTCCTGTTCCTCCACCCCCACCTGAACCAGATGCTGCTATAGTAATAGAGTTCTGACTTGAATCTGTCAAGAGCGTTACGTTTGCTCCTGCAACAAGAGTAAGCGCAGAACCTGATGATGCCGTAACGTCACTTTGGCCGTTAACTTGAATTGTAGAAAAGCTAGACAACCCACCAGAAATATATGACTGTAGTTGACTAACTGTAAAGTTTTTAGTTGCGAAGTTTGCTCCTTCGGCTCCATCGGAACCAATAATTCTATCGTTTGGGTTTATGGTTCCGTCTAGATCATATGTATGTATTCTAGCCATTTGTTATCTTTTAGTATTCTTTTTAGTTACTCTGCCTTTTTTTGTGTTGGCAACAAACTGACGGTTTCTGCCCTCTCTTTTCTTTTTCTTTGCAGTAGCAGCTCTCTCCGCTTTGCTCATGCTCTGAGCCTTCTTTAGTGGAAGGCATCTGTCTGGATTCTTCTTGTTCTTGCTTGTACCACAAGCCCCAAGGATTGAACCGTCCGTACCAATACGCACCCATTTTTCTTCACGCCATTTTTTAAGTTCGCCCATTATTTTTTTGTATCAAACTTAAAGTTCTCACCTGAAACGGCAAGCTTATCAATAACTTCAGTCTGTAGGTCTCTAAGTAGCTTTTCTAGTTTGTCTTTTTCGACAACCATAGATATCATTTTATCTTCTAAAGCTTCGTTCTTTGACTTGAGGGATTCTACTTCTTCAGGGTTTTTACCAATGAAGGTGTAGATAACAACAGACAAAGAGCCAACAAGCATACCAACGATCACCTTAAATATGTCGTTGTTTGTTTGTGGAATCTCAAAAAAGGCTAAAAACAGCAAAAGTCCCATAACCAGGACAAAAACTGTTGCTGCTCCAATATAGCCTCGCAACTCTTTATCTTTGAAAATCATTATTTTTTCTTTTTCTTTTTAGCAGTTGTTTTCTTTTTCTTTTTCAGCGTGTACTTGATCTTTCCTCCGTATGGCATAACTTAAGCTTTTATTTTTTGGTTTTGAACTTTTTTCATGAAATTTTCATTGTACGGCATTCCATTTTTAACTTTAATACTTTCTTGGCCGTAAATTCTATCTACATCCTTATTTTTAAAGCCAAACTCCTGGTACTGCTGTTCAGTCATAGGTCCCCCTGGATAAGGGTTGTAGTTTGTGCTTACTGGCTGCTCGTTGATGTGTTTTGGTTTTTTTCCTGGCATAACTATTTCTTTTTCTTTTTTGCTCCTTTAGCGTAATTAGGGTCTTTACAATACTTACTTGCAGCCATATTCGCATATGCTGACGGGTAACGGTCAAATGTACGCTTTGCCCAGGCTATACCTGCAGCACAAATCTTATTACCCTTTTTCTTTCTTTCCTTTGCCATTATTTACCTGACCTATAAGCTTTGAGAAGGTCATACCCACTCATTTTATTTATATCTTTTTTCTTCCCATAAGGGTCTGAAGTTTTTCTGTAATGGGTAGCCATAGATCCAAACGCATCAAATTGTTGTTTACCTAAATTACCTAAACTTGCTACAGTTCCTCTCTGATCTTCTATACTTCTTCGATACACCTTTCCTGCTCTTTTGTACAAACGGTGCTGTGCTCGTGCTGATCTTCTTTGTCCTCTTTCCTGAATACGACCTGCTCTTCTTTGGAGCCTAGCTTTACGCTTGTCGCTCATTTCTGGGTTGTCTTCAATCCTTTTAAGTAATTTTGAGGCTTTACCTTTCGCTTGAAGTCTTTGCATCTCAGATTTTGCAGTACCTTTTTGCAAAAGCCTATAACTTCTTTCAATCCCTTTTTCTACTTTTTTTGCGTCTCTGTATACTTTAGGATGCATAAGGTCGAATCTAATTCCGCCTGCTGTTTCGTCTTTTAGCTTTGTGTCTGGTGAGAATGTCATTGGGATGTCTTTTCGAACATACGGACGAAGAGATTTCCGCATTCTGTATTTACCTGTAGGCATAGCTTGTTTATTTTTAGCAAAGATACCAAAAAATGTTTTTCGTATTTTTGGGATAAACTTTTACAGATTGAGTATTAAACTATATAAACGAGTTGGTAGAAAGACAGTTAAAACACAACCACGTGAGCGTCAACACAACTTTCTAAAGTACTGGAGAGTTGTTCGTTATTACATAAGAAGAAAGTATGATATATCAGCCATGGAGCTCGATATGCTTCTGTATCTTTATGATCTGCCACATTTTAGAAAAGACGACTTCAATTACTACGGCAACACGATGTCGT